CAACAGCTTCTGCTGGTGCAGGTCACATGAGACACTTGCTGAATGAATTGAAGTTAAAGAGAAACTTCCATCCAGATATAGTATACATCGACTATCTAAATATCTGTAGCTCTTCAAGGTTGAAGTACGGTGCTAATGTAAATTCATACACCTACATTAAGGCTATTGCAGAGGAATTACGAGGACTTGCTGTTGAGTTTGATGTGCCTATTGTAACAGCAACACAGACAACAAGAAGTGGGTTTACAAGCAGTGATCTTGGTCTTGAAGACACTAGTGAGTCGTTTGGTCTTCCAGCTACTGCTGACTTCATGATTGCGTTGATTAGCTCAGAAGAGTTACAAGACCTCAATCAAATGATGGTCAAGCAGTTGAAGAACAGATACAACGACCCAGGGGTACATAGAAGATTTGTAATTGGTGTTGACAGACCTAAAATGAAGTTGTATGATGTGGAACAAAGTGCACAGCAGGATATTGTTGACGATGGTCCTGTATTCGACAAGTCAGATACCGGAATAAGAATCAAATCAGAAAAAGGTAAATTCAAAGATGCATTTAACTCGTTTAGTTAGTTTTACAATCAGCTTCACAATTATTTTTGTAATAACGTCTGTGATAATGACAATTCAACACACATTTGTTTACCTATCAAAGATGTTTGATCTTCCTATAGACATTATTGAGTCCCTTCAAGAGCTGAATAAGATCAGAGATGAAAATCAAAACAAGGAAGTTTAATAACAAAGATCTTGTCAAGTACATTAAGCTAGCTGCTAATTTCTATGCGGATGTTTTGATTCCAAATTATAAAGATAAGATATATCTAGAGATATATGCTAATGATATTAAAGCTGATGGATATTGTACTTGCCTGGGTAGATATGATTATGAAATCGAAATCGATAAAGATCTGACATTCGAACATATGATGATAACTCTTGCTCATGAAATGATTCACCTCAAACAATACACAACAAAAGAACTTAAGTCTAGGTTTGTTCGGGGTAAGCCAGTTGATACGTGGAAAGGTGTTCAGTACAGGAATTTAAAGTATAAAGAACAGCCATGGGAGAGAGAGGCTATGTTGTACGAAGAATCATTATATCAACAATTTTTATTGAATTGCTTTGTAGACGGATCTTTAGATTTCGACAAAATTAAACGAATTGACAACAATTAAGGAAAAATATGCTACATGATAATATTTGTAATGTTGAAGACCAAATTGAACATGACCTGTATACGAACGGTATACACTACTTGACAGGAGAGATTGGACAATTCAACACAGCTCCAGTAATTCAATGGATCATTAGTGAGAACGCTAACCCAGTCAGGAAAAAACATCTGACACTTTACATTAATAGTATTGGTGGTGATCTTTACGATGCATTCGCAATTATTGATCTAATGAAATCCAGTGAGGTTCCAATTAGAACAATTGGTATTGGTAGTCTGATGAGTGCAGCGTTCATGATATTTGTATCTGGTCAAAGAGGACATAGAGTCCTTGCAAAGAACACAAGTATCATGTGCCATCAGTTCTCAACCTCGTACGAGGGTAAGGAGCACGATATCAAAGCATCAGAACGTGAGACACGATTCGTCAAACAAAAGATGTTGGATATTCTCAAAAGCAGCACTGATATGGATGAGCGAACAATTAAGCGCAAACTGCTTCCACCATCAGATGTTTGGCTATCAGCTCAGGAATGTATCGATCTCGGGGTAGCAGACAGGATCATGTAAACAAGCCCACTTCGGTGGGTTTTTTTATGATATAAATACCAGATAATATCACGGAGTATCAGATGAAGTCCTTTTCCACTTTCATAGAAGAACAGTTCATATTGGAGCGTGCTAGCCCATCTAACGTAATGCAACATGAAACCGCTGCAATTGATGATGTTAACAAGCAAATCAAAGAGAAAAAAGGTAAAAGTGACCACATCAAAGTCAAAATGGGTAACACTGTACATGAAATTACTCACGCAGAGAAGGTACCAGGTACTCCCAAGGCAGACTTCATGCTCCATGATAAGAACGGAAAGCATATTTACTTGAGTCATAAAGCAGGTAGTTCGGTAAAAGACTTCCAACAACTTGGTGGTACTACTGAGCATGGAGAAAACTCTGCAGTTCAACACCTTGTCTCACACATTAAGAAAAAATACAAAGGTGATGGAAAGTCCATGCCTGGAACAGTTGCAACTAAGTTGGATAGATCAAATCCAGAACACGAGCAGTTGTTGCATAAAGCTGCTTTTGGTAATGACTACGGTAGCAAGCACAAGGGTATTAATAACGTCCACGCTATTGTTCAAGGTAAAGTAAATCTTGAAAAAGGTAGCAGTGGCCATCATGAAATACATGCAACTAATGTTTACAAAAACGGTAAACTTCCTTCTAAAGTACAGGGCATGGTTTCTGCACGATATATGGGTGGAAGAAAGAATCATGGTTTAAATAATATCAGGACAGGTGTTTTACCGGTAGGATCTAGAACAGTTGCGGAGTATGTTTGATGCGTCACATCTTTACACTGCTTCGTGAGTCTGCTGCCAATGAAGAAAAGCTGACCCATCTAGAGCATGCAGAAGACCATGTGATCAATGCTGGGTCTGCTGGATATAAGCATGCAGTTAACACTCTCAATGCGGTTCATAAAACACTAACCGGTCAAAAGGGTGGTGCTTCTATTACTGAGAAGTATGACGGAAGCCCAAGTATTGTCTTTGGACATCACCCAGCCACTGGCCAGTTCTTTGTGTCTACTAAGTCTGCGTTCAACAAAGAACCAAAGATCAATTATACTCACGAAGACATTGAGAACAATCACGGTCATGCACCTGGGTTAGTTTCCAATCTTAAGAAAGCATTGGATCATCTTCCAAAGATTACACCCAAGACTGGTGTATTTCAAGGTGACTTAATGCATCATGCTGGTAGTGTGAATAAGGAAGGTGGTAAGCTACACTTCAAACCTAATACAATTACATACTCTACTAAGTCTAGTTCTGAAGAAGGAAAGAAGTTAGGTTCAGCTAAACTTGGGGTAGCTGTTCATACTGGATATGATGGTAAAGACATCACATCGATGAAAGCGAACTACACACCTAATCTTTCAGGATTCAAAGATCATTCAGATGTTCACGCTATCGATGTCGGTGTTGACATGAGCAAGACTCACTATCCACCAGCAAGACAGGCTGACTTCAAAGAACATATGGCAGAAGCTCATACTGTTGCAAGAACAATCAAGCCAGCTGAGTATAAAAAGGTTGAACCTCACACTGAGCATTTGAAGACATACATCAACAGGACTGTGAGAGAAGGGACTACTCCTAACTCTCATGACTTCTATTCTCATGTCAAAGAGCAGCATGAGAAAGAGATTAAAAAAGTCAAGATGCCAAAAACTATCGAGGCTAAGACCAATGCTATGAATACACAGCTTAATCATATCAGAGCCAACTCAAGCTCTGTTGATAAGGTACTTCAGGTTCATCATCACTTGCAAGCTGCAAAGAACATCCACAACGAAGCATTGTCACCTGCTCAGAAGTTTGAGACTTCTATCAAGGGTACAAAGACAAAGGGTGAAGGATTTGTTGCTGTCGTAAATAATAGACCAACAAAGATTGTTGACAGAGAAGAGTTCAGTAAACAAAACTTTCTAAGGTAACTAATGATATCGTTCAATCAATTTCTCGTAGAAGAAAAGTTAAAGACAACAGTGATGGCATTTGGAAGAATGAACCCACCAACTGCTGGCCATGAGAAGCTGGTAAACAAGGTTAAGGACGTTGCAGATAAACATAACGGTAATCATGTTGTTGTTCTTAGCCATAGCCAAGATGCCAACAAGAATCCATTGAGTCCAGAAGCAAAAGTAACACATGCAAAGAATTTGTTTCCTGGTACAAATGTTAAATCTTCAAGCAAAGAACACCCAACATTCCTACATCACGCATCTGAGTTACACAAGAGCGGAACAGAGCACCTTGTCATGGT